ATCTGCTCCAAGGCGCCGCTGCCATTCCAACCACGCTGCATTAAGTCACGGACCGCGTTGGCCTCATGGATGTGGTGATGCCAACCCAAGCCGCCCTCATCGACTAAGTTCCACTTGGTGTTGCGCCAAATGTGCCGCTCAAGCATCAGGTCGTAGTCCATGCGGTGGAGATGATACATGAATAAGTTCCAGTCGTACATGCGCGAGTATTGGCAGTGGTGGAATCCTGCTCCGTATGTCAAAGGGATCTTAGTGATCAACGGCTTGTCCATGTGCGTCTCCCGGTACCACAGTGGCCGCTGCTTGACAATCGGAATCGTCAAATCCAGCTTAGGCTGCTCATCCATGACGTGGATGGCCTCATAGCCTACGACGTTGGTGAACTGGCTGTCACTCTTGCGGAAGGCCTCCAGCACTTCAATCAGCTCTGCGTGTGGTGCGTAGACCATTTCGTCGGCCTCAGCGAAAAGGACTACCTCGTAGCGCTGCAATAGCTCAGCTTGGACACGCTGCACCTGGTCAACAAGCCACTGATGGCGGAATGCCTCCGGGTTGTGAACAGGTATAACGGTCACACCGATGTTATCGGTGCTCCCATCCTGCGTGTCGTGGTCGATGACGTAGATGTCGTCATCGGCAAATGTCCGCCGGTAGTGCTTCAGCCAAATCGGTAGGTTGACCGGCTCATCTTTGACGATGGTAAATGCTGCAAATGGTTTCTTCATATTTTCACGATTAGCATGATGTCATCCCAGCGCCCGGTGTCTGCACTGGCGTTCCAACGCTCACAGGTTGACCCCTCCGGTGCAAAGCGCTCCAAGCCATTAAACCACGATGCGTCTTGGATGTCCTCAATCACCATCACCCCGCCAGGCTTCATCAGAGGAGCGTAGAGCCGCAAGAACTCGCACATCGAGACCAGTGTATGCGGCCCATCATCAACGGCGAAGTCAAGGCCATCGGGGAAGGCCGCACGGACCGCTTCCACGCTGTCGTTGGTGTAGGCATCAGCAAAGCGGAATGTGCAGCGGTCGCTGTCAATCAACTGCTCAGCCTTGGGCTTGATGTTGTTGGCGATGTCCATGAACATGAACCTGGCCTTAGGAAGGTACCGGCACCACAGCGCAGCGCTGCCACCATGCCAGACGCCGATCTCAAGCATGTTGATAGCCTGGTCCCTGAGTGGGTTGAGCAGCCGTGCGTATGTCTCCGTGTACTTGTGGTCGGTGCCTTTGTCCGTGCCACCTTGCCAATCCATGCCATGCAGGTTCATTTCCTGCAGCATGGCGACGATCTCGGGATCTTCGTGTTTTACCATGTGATTACAAATAATTCGGGTGAAGGCCATCCTGGGCAGAGGTCGGCAACTTGCGCCTCCGCCTTGCCAATCCAGTGCTCCGCCTGCCAGCGGTGATCACGCTCCGGTGTTCCGAGCTTGGCGATGTGCGTAGCCCGCGCCCACCAGTAGTTGCCGCCAAAGTATGGATAGCCGTGTGGGTTGTTGTGGTCAGCCATATGCGGCCATTTCTCCTTGGTGATAAAATGCGGACCGGCGATGTCAACGCCTTCCAGCTTCTCCAGCGCATTCTGCCAGGCTACGACGCAGAAGAACGTCATCGACCGGCACCACAGCTGGTTAATCAGCGATGCATCCGAGCCGCCCTTGGTGTGCGCGTATAGATAGACAGCATCCGGCTCTTCCTGGCTCGCCTTGTACATCTCGTTGAGTGTCGCCTGCTCCCAGGCTGTCGTGCGCTCAACAACGACCTTGCAGCGGTCCGCTGGCATCACCGTTGCCAGGAATGCCTTGACCTCCTTGCGGTTTGCCGGCTGCCCGACGATGCCAATCCGTATCTCCTCGATTGCGTTGGCCAGGCCGTAGTTGCTGACCGCCATCAGGTGTTGGTTGACCAGCATCTGCCATCGTCCATCGGCAAAGATGTGGTAGTAGTGTATTATTCTCATGTTGTGCGGCTAAATTACGACATATCGACCACTGTTGTGCACCCCGAGCTTCATCAGGGCGACGTAGCGAAGCGCATCGATAGCGTGGTTGTATCGGTCGACTGGCACGCCAAGCGAGGCTCCTGTGCGGTCTGTGTCCCATGTGTAGTTGCGTAGTTCCTTGATGAGGTTGGTCGACTCTCTGGTCACGAGCAGCGTCTGGCGCTTCAAGATGTCGATGCTGTTGCGTATGCTATCAGCGCCCTTCGTAGCCGGGTGAATGTTGAAGCCCAAGCGATGCACCTCTTCGATGCTCTTTGGTTCAGCACTGTCTGCGATGATCGGCCACGACCTGCCAATGCCCAGCTTGCGTAGATGGTCAGCAATGTCCTGGTTGGTCAGGCCGTTTTGGTAGAGCAGTTCATGCAGGAGGATAGCGCTGCCTCGCTTGTAGACCGCAACCACCGCCGTGGGATCGTTGGTGTAGCCCCAGTCCAATCCGATGGCGACGAGCTTGTCACCCGCAAAGTCAATGCCGTCGACCTGCTGCCAGTCATCAAAGACCACGCCCTGCAATGATCCGACCTCACCCAAGCCGTAGACCTTCCACCAGTTCGCCCAGTACGTTGATGTCGCCGCCTTGACCTGCGCCGCCTCAATGTCATCGCGTATTGTTGTTGGCAGCGCCTCATTGTCCCGGTAGGTAAGCACAATCAACTCGCTGTCCTGCTCCGCCAATACCTCCGTGTGCGCCCAAAACTCCGACACCGGGTTGAAGTCGATGTAGATGGCTTCGCTTGTTCTGATCGCCAGCTGATGGTACGCCTCGAACTCGATGTTGTTGGCCTCGTTGATGTACAGCACCTGCCGCCTTGCGCCGCGTAGCTTCGCCTCCTGATCTGCGCTAAAGAACTCAATCGTGCTGCCATTCGCGAACGTGTATGTCAGCAGCGTCTTATTCCACCCTTCATCGCGCCAGCGGTTTGTCCACTGCATGACCTTGACAAAGTCTTTCATCGCGCCACGGCGTAAGTGTGGGATTGATTCAGATACGACGCTGATCTCGGTCTTGGCCTTGGCCGCGATGTTGATTAGCACGGCAAGGATGGCGATGGTTTTTCCGTTCCCCCACCAGTTGCCCAGTGGGGGTCAACATCCAGCAGATGTTCCGCCCTGAATCACCTTCTTGCGAGCGGCCACCTGCCGAATGCGTTTTATCGCTGTTGTGTATTTGAAGCTCAATCTGATTGCTTAATCTTCTCGATGTAAACCACTGCATCCATCAACTCCTCTTGCAGATGCTGAATCCATTGTGCGAATGTCAGGTCATCGCGCTCCATCGTTGTGCCGTACTTGCGCTTGCCCTGTTCCGCTCTTGTCCGAAATTGGTCAATAACTGATTCGACTATCTTGTCACTCACGCGAACAAAAATTGGTGCAGTTCCTCCACCGTGCGGCATACTTCATTGCCATCCGCGTCCCACATCTGCAAGTCCTCACGCCTCCCGAAATCCTTCTCGTACATCCACCACGACAGGGTTTCGTATTGATGCTCATCGAATACGTGCTTCAATAGCAGGTCGATAACTTCTTGTGCGCTTTCGTTAAACTCGGATAGGTCGATGCCAATTTTGTAAGCCTCTCGCGTCCGTTTGTTATCCGCATCCATCAAATTCAAGAGGTGTTGTAGTTCTTCAATGGTCATTGCTGTGCGTGTTTAATCCGTGCCTTTGCTATCTCGCAGTATTCTTCTTCGCGTTCAATGCCGATAAAGCGGAAGCCTTCCAGCACCGCCGCCTTTCCTGTTGACCCTGACCCCATAAACGGGTCAAGCACCGTTCCATCGGGTGGCGTTACAAGTCGGCACAGGTAGCGCATCAGGTCGGTGGGCTTGACCGTGGGGTGGTGGTTGCCCTCATCCCTGTCGCGTTTGCTTGCCTTGGCGCAGTAGAAGAACCGCGCGGCTGAACCAAGCAGGTCGGTCACCTCCTCGCTTCCATCGTGAATGAAGTTGGCAGGCCAGCGGCCTAATCCAATTACAGGTTTTCCAAATTCAACAAATAAACCGTTACCATAGCAATTTTTTGTCGTGCCTTTTTCACCATCATTATGTTTTGTGCCACCATCCGTCCCCACCCTACACCCATCCACGTTAATCGCACCCGTGCCGTGTTGCAGGACGTTCTCGGCTACCGTGCCAATCAGTGGCTTGCGTGCTACGGTGATAGGCTCAAGGGCAGGCTTGAGCGCAGTTCCCCAGCCCTTGGCTACAAACGGTCCAATCGGTTTGCCGCAAACAGCGCAATCTTCCCCCACTCGGCTTTTTTGTGACTGCCGTTGCACGGCCACAGTTCCAAGTTCTCTGGGCTGTTGTTCGATGGATTGTGATCTAAATGGTGTACCACTTCTATCCGTGTCAACAAACGTCCGCACATCTGAGCCATGACCAGCCGATGCTGCATGATGTAGCCGTCTTTGCGTGCCATTGGCAATGCCCAATATGGCGCCCTTACGTACAACACCTCGGTGTAATTGCCCTTCCTCTTGAATTGCGTTACGCCGCCCTTCCATGCCGGATTGTTTGCCCCCTGCAGTTTCGGGTTCGGACCCCTCAGCCCGAATGAGCGATGCGTCGTGTTCCGACACGCTCGACTGCAAAACTTCCCTACATTGCGCTGCATTGTCGACGGCCTGCGATATATCGGTTTGCCGCATTTGTCGCACGTCGCGTTGGGTCTGCGATTCGGTTCCATGACCACAAATATAGTGGTTGTTTGGTTCCGGTCTATCACAGTGGCAAAGTTTTTTTCCTATGTCGTGGTTTTTTGGGAATCCGCTGCCATATACGTACGCAATCATATCCCTTATCTCAAACCCCGCATCCTCAATCCGCACCGCCATCCTGTGTTGTGTCCTCGTGCCAGCAAACGCCAGCAGATGCCCACCGGGTTTCAACACCCGAATGCACTCCGCCCACACCTCAACGCCCGGCACGTCGTAGTCCCACTTCTTACCCATGAACGACAGGCCATACGGCGGATCAGTAACAACAGCGTCAACGCTGCAATCAGGCATAGCACGCAAGACCTCGATGCAGTCGCCGTGTATTAGTTCAGTCATTGAATAGCGGCTGTTCGATTTTGACTTCAGCTTGTGTCTTATCAGCCAAGCCGTTGAGGCGCTGCGTGATGCTCGTATTGTAGATGCCAGTCATGCCGCCTCTGATTTGGTCAGCGCGAATCGTGGTCTTGATGCGCGTACAGATTTCCACAAATTTGTCGTATCTCCCATCCGGATTGGTGAAGTATTGGTCGATGCTCTTGCCGATTCCCTGCTCATAGCAATAGACTTGAAAGCCCTCAAACG